CCTATTTTATCGTTATAATGATAGTAATACTTTGGCGAACCCGAATCATAATAAGGCAAATGCCGTATCATCGCCGGATTTACACGGCGAATGCCCGTATTGGCATAGCTACAGGCGAATATTGCTATCGCATCAGTAGGAACATCATACTCAAGCGTACCTGATGCTGTACTTATAGTGTCTATGTCTTCACAACAAAGAGCCTTTTCACTTATGTCTCTCGTTGCCACGGCAATCGAACTTGTCATTTGCGCGTCAGACCATGTTACCGCATACTTATCGCCCGCAAGCCGTCTTATTTGCTCTACTTCATACGGTTCTATATATACGCAAGTATCATATGTAAGTACATTGTCAAAATATGAGTGCTTCGTAGCATTCATCCACGCATCGGATCTTTCCGTTGTCGAAAATCGCACCTCGGCAATCGTTCCTTCAAAGTGGTCTGGATTGGTCGCTGCAGCCCGCCCGATAAAATTGTCTGTCGGCGTGCCTGCGGTACCTCCAACCTGAGCATTTGTTCCCTCGTAGTTATCGTCAACCCGACAAACTACTTCCGCCCCCTGCTTTCCAGAAACATAATACCAGGTATCTGCCTCAATGGTCGCAGTTGAATTTGCATATGCCCAGGTAGACCCCGACACATGAAACCCAAAACGGAAAACAGCATACGCTAAACTACGGTACAGAAGACCAATGGGAAACGTTCCGGCGTTTTGCTCTCCGTAAATCGTTGAGCTTGAACCTAACGAAGCCAATTTTACAATAGCCTCTACCGTGTACGTCCCGTCCGACAGGCGTGGATGGTTTACGTCTACATACTCATCTGAACCGTCAAACGTCATGGCCTTTCCACCGTAGGGCCCGTCTGTGATGTTTGTGTCGTCTAGGCCGCCTTCGCCGGTGCCCGTGTACCCGTTGCCTGTAGAGTCGTGCGTAACTCCCGCTGCATATTCACTAAGATGATAAACCGCATGAAAATCCGCGTCGTACACATTGTGAACTACGGCATCCGTCACATCTCCAACATAAGCCGTATTATCCGGTCGAGACGAATCATAATAAAGGTATAATACCGTAACTTCGCTACTCGACCATGTGGGAACTTTAACGTGCAATAACGCTTTTTTGTTTGCGTGATCCCAAGTCTCTACTTCAACGTAAAGTTGTGTCGTTCCATCCGACGAGGTGATCGCTAGTTTTTTGCTGTTCGCTCCGAGCTCATCAAAGATCATTGACAGGTCTTGGCCATCGACTCCTGAAGACTCCGATATGTAGATAGGCATAGGAAAATCGGTCAGGTCGCTCGCAACATTCTCATAGGCGCACCTGATGGTTATGTAATTTGACCACGCCTCTAATATGCCAATCATTATTACTCCAATGTCACAGGCGGCTTCTCTTCCTCAACGGACTTTTTGGTCTTCGGCTTTTTTTCTACAGAAGCCCTTTTTTCTACAAGACCCCTAATAGAGAGAATAACAACTTCTAGGGGCAAGGCCTCGCCCTCTTTGTGGGGTACCTGAATACGCTCTTTCTCCAACAGTCCGGTCTTGACATCCTGATATCGGACATCTACAGACAATACTTTCGTTTCCATCGCCTCTCCTATCCCACGGCAACCGTTCTGTCGGGAATGTGTCGCATCTGATTGCTATCGGCGCCTCGTTCATACTGAGTTTGTCTCTGATACGCCATGGAGTTCAGATACATCGAATACCACATCTGAGCCTCGCCCATGCTCCGCTCTTTCATACGCGCACGAGACATCGCCCAATACAGCACTGCTGGCTGATATTCGTCCGGTATGTCTGCTATGGCCTCGGTAACTTTCGAGTGATAGACATAAACACAGTGATTATCTTCCGACGCACTTGGTTCCGGATAAATGCCTATAGCGTCACCAAAATGCCACCAGTAATAAGGTGGGCCGTCCGTTAGGTTCGGAAGGTGCCGTAGGTTTCTGGGGTGTATTTTCTGAAGCCCCTTGGTCGCCACATCGTCTGCGCTATTGGTTCCGGTAACATATGTGCAGCCATAAACCTTAACCACATCGGCTATCCAATCATAGTCTATGAGGTAAGTAATCGTAGCGCCGCCACCCTCGGCTACAACGGTCTCAAACACCGTCATAATGAGTTCTGAATCTATGCTGCGGATAGTAAAGTTGCCGGCATTGCTTGCAGAGCCGCTTTCGGTAAACGTCATCCCGGTCAGTAGCCCGTCAGTTATGAACGTAGCGGTAGCGGCGGATGTGATTGTCCCCGGGGGACCCGCCGTATAGGTTATGTCTCCCTCAGTGGCCCCGGGTCCGCCGGCCTCTGCAGGCGCAGCTGCGCTGTATTCCATTATGCCGGTCTGTAAGGCAATTCCGTACGTCGCTTCGACGCACAGAGACGAGCGCGACACCTCCCGGCATCCGATGGCGACATAATTGTTAATCTCAGTGTCCGTCCAATAGCTGGCAACGGGCTCGTTCAATAAATAACGTATTTGCGCCCTGATTGTTGCCGCTGTGTAAGGTACAGCCATAATATCCTCCTTATCTAGTGACTACCCTGTCGGGCGGCGCCATCATATCCTTTGACTCAACATCCATGGTATGAAGGTCAGCCCTCAAAAACCTCAGACTGTTGAGATAATTGGTATATAGAGCCACCGCTTCCGTGTTTCTTCTGGCCTTGAAAAGCCCCATAGCCGCTGCATATTCAATCACGGGTGACTGAGCTTTGTCGGGCAACGCCGTTATATCATCCGATATCGAAGCGTGGTAAATGTAAATAGCATCGCTGGCATCCACCTCGGGAACCGGATAAACGCCCACTTTTCCCGCGAAATGATAATAGTAATAGGGAAGACCCGCATCATTATTAGGTACATGATTCATCATTCGCGGATGAATCTTCTGCAACCCCCGGTATGTACCCTCACTATCATCGAACAACGTGCAGGAAAGCACTTTTATCGTGTCTGTCGGCTCTGCATACTCAATTATGTTATCCGAAAGAGTCTGCGATGTTACGACCTCGTAACAAAGTGTTTTTGCACTGACATCGACGGCACCCTCTTGAATGTAGTCTTCAAGCTCCAGGTCTGTCCAGAAGTGGGCGGTCGGCTCGTTCAATAGTGAACGAACCTCTATTCTAGCCTCTGCCATTGTAAGTTCAGGCATAATATCCTCCTAAAAATCTATTCGATACCGCTTGGGAACAAAGTTCCGGCGTATCGCCTTTGTTGTAGCTGCCGCCCGAAAGGTATCGTACAGCAGCATCGTCACGTCGGCCAACTCATTCTGCGCTATCAGAACGACAGCCTCCCGCAATTCTTCGTTGAACTCATCATTATAGGGCATGGTTGAGCTAGTCGTGAGCGTGTCGCTCTTCTGGTTGAAATGAAAAACAACACCGTAGTCCTGGTCTGCAATATAATCAAAAATGAGATTTGTGCCCTGGTATGCCCAATAACGAGGCTGGCCGTCCGAATTCAGGAATTTACGCTTCTCGAGGAGCTCTGCCGAAGAAATCTGGCTTATCGTATTATCCCCGACAGTAAAGATATAGACAGTTGCGGGATTTTCATCGACTATCACATCCTCATTGACAGTGATGACTGTATCCGTAACCGACGATGCCGTAAGTAAGCCTATATCCTCAGTATCGTTACTTGTCGACCCGTCTACTCCAAGCGTCTGATTCGCAGCAAAGCCATCGTCAGTGAAGTTTCCCGACACTACGGTAATTGTGTTTCCGGTAGCCGCAAACGTGGCATCGGAGCTTTCATAGGTTCCAAGCACCGACGAAATCCAGGCCGACCTTACCCCTATGTTCTGGGTCGGCTGAGCAATATAATTGGCACCCTCCGCTAGCCTTTCCGCATGTGTTTGGAGGAGCCAATCGCTATTTATGGATAACAGGGCCGAGTCTAGTTGTATCACGGCCCTGTTCAGGTACTCTACAAGCTCCGGATCTGGGAATTCATGGTCCGAATAGTCTCTCAGGTCATAACGGAGAGACGTTATAAACGCACTAACCGCTGCCACGATACCCCCTTACGCCAGGCGCAAATCAATACATACGGCTTTGACCTCTGCTATACCGGTAATAATGTCCGCATCGGCGATGTCTGTCGTTGCCTTTAGATCGATCGTGTCGGCAGATGAAAACAACAGAGGATGCTTCGCTCGAGGGGCCTTGTCTACAAAAATCTCAAACGTGCCGACCGGATCTCTTCCCGCCCCAGAGCTGTTGTGCATCGTAACCTCCACGGTGTCCGCATCCTGAACATAGGCATGTACGGTAAGATCAATACTGTCTACGCCAAGGTTCACTGTGCAGATATCCCCGAATGTCGCGTCAGCAATTGTGACACTTTTTGTATCGCTGTCACCGTCGCTAATACTCGATGTAGTCCTGGCGACAGTACCGGTCAGCATTGACGGGACCTGTCTTGCACTGTCCAGCACAAGTCCGTTGCCCCAATAATTTACATCGCTCCCGTAACCAAGATCCACCGTTCCATCGTCCGTTGCCGCCGTGAGCATCCGAATCCACGAATTCAAAACCAGGGTTTCAGCCGGCACCTGTAAAGTTCTCAGGACATCCCCGTTTCCCGCATTAAGGTTCTGTAATGAAAAATCAACCTGTTGCGTCAATACATACATTGACTTGCCAAGATTATGCCTCGTCTGGGGCTGTCCATAGGTTCCGTCTATATAAACATCGTAATTACTCATCGTTTTCTCCTTATGCCAGTCTTTCGTCTAAACATATAGCACCCACACGAAGTATGCCGGAAATAATGTTCACGTCCTGCAGGTCAGTTGTGGCTATGAGGTCAATAGTATCCGCCGAAGTAAACAATAACGGCTGGTGCCCCATTGGGGCCTTGTCCACAAAGACTTCATAGGTTCCGTCAGGGTCAACCGTGTCCGTATGGTCATTTTGCGCGACCGTTTCAACCTTGGTCGCTGCCTGAACATAAGCGTGGAACATAAGGTCTTCCGCATCATCGGACATATTCACGGTGCAGGTATCTCCGAACGTTGCACCCGCTATCGTTATGATGTTTGTTTCGCTATCGTCTACCGCAATGGCTGCGCCAGACCTTTCCACGGTACCCGTAAGCACAGTGTCCGGGATTCCGGCCGCGTCAATCTTTAGGCCGTTGCCCCAATAGTTCACATCGCTACCATATCCGAGATCAACCGTTGCGTTTGTCGGCGCGGCAGAAAGAACCCGTGCCCAGCATTTTAAAACCAGCGTTTCCGGCCTAATTGCAAGCACCCGCAGAACGTCGCCATTTCCGGCATCAAGATTCTGTTGAGCAAAATTCACTGTTTGCGTTAATAGATACAGCGCACCGTCAATCCTGCGTGTTTTCGGAGCCTTGCCGTAGGTACCGTCAATGTAACTATCATAATTCGCCATCGAATTTCTCCTATTCTATGCGATGCATTTCAACGACCTTCTTTTCGAGCTTGGTCAAATCCAAATGCTGATACGTGTACGGCGGTCTATGTAAAGGCTCCCCGTTCGTGTATAATTTGTACGTATCGTCAGCGTTTTGCCACGCCCATTGAATCCACCGCAACTTTATCGACGGTAGCATTACGGATGGTTGCTTCGGAGGGTTGTGGGTTACGTACCTGTTAAAGAGCTTAAATATCTCAGCCTCTAAATCAAGTTGTCCTTCCGGGATAACCCATTGATTGGAAGGTCCAAAAGTAAGTTCAAATTCGGTACACCCTCTTTTATAAATTACTAGGAAGTCCTCATCGAACAAATCGGTCATTTCCTTCCTGAGCCAGTGGTAGCACTCCATGCCTTCTTCAACGGAATTGTTGTAAAAATAACCGCTGTATAGCTTTGAGGTGTACGATCTTACATCGATCCCGCATTTACAGGGGCGCCCGCACCCGAACTGAAACTCCGTGAGCTCGAAAAGCTCCTTCAGAGTTCTCGGAAATACCACAACCTTCCAGCATTCCATGCAGGGGCTCGGCAGAATGTGGTATTCGTCAAACATAATACTGTGCCAGAGTCCGCAGTCCTTGTCGTGGCCCGGTACCGGATGAATCCATGGCGTGGCGACTTCAAGGGCCGTGTCAACGAACGGCTTCGCTATGCCGTCATCATTCATAGTCCAACCCCTACCAAAAAGGCCCCCCACCGGTGAAATCACATCCTCTTTCTTCAGCTGTCCGTATAAACCGCCAATGTTTTCTGTTGGTTTTATAATTGGTGACATTTAACCTCCTGCGAGGGTGCCATACAATATATGACACCCTTACGCCAATTGTTATTCAGGCAATTTTGAAGCCCGAACGATAAGCTCCATTGCGCCGGCAAACACACCGTCTGCCGTAACATTCTGAGTTGAAGCGCCTCCGGTCATTTGCATCTCCACATACCCGCCAAAGGGACAATAGAGCGGTGTACCTGCGCTTGTCACAGTAACCGCCTTAACTCGCGTTTCGGGTGTTGAGGTAGAAATCGTCGGTAGTCCGGTTATTGCGCCGCCGCTTTGCGTCAGAGACAAAGTTCCTAGCCCGTCAGCGTCCATCTTGAGCGTGCTCTTTGAGGCATTGGTGTAAGCCGCCACCTGAAAGTTCAGCACGGTCGTGGTACCCAAACTACCGGTCAGGCTATGCGTCGGCGCCGTCGATGTGGGCGCGGCCACCATCAGCTCATGAAGAATCGCCCTGTCGGGGATCTTCATAACTTGAAAAATGTTCGCCACACCTACTGAAGAAGATCCAGCATTCGCATCGACGGTCGGATAGGCCGACCCGACATCGTTCGTCCAGTCAATCCGGCTTCTCAAAAACATACCCTCGATTTCGTCTGCACTGTTTACCGGGGGGTGGCCGTCGTTGAGAATCCGCGTGGTGGTGGAACTTGCGGTTCCGTCAACTGTGTCGTCTACGAAATTATAGACCGCAACAGAGGCTCTTGTGGTTGTTAATTCTTTCGCCATTTTTTCACCTCCTATGCAGCGTGAGTTGCAGCGTAACCTGTAATAACAATCACGCCATAGTCTTTTGAATCAAAACGAGTTTTCTTCAAGCCGAAAATACAACCCACGGCGATTCCCTTCTCGTTACCATAGTCGTCAGAATCCTCGTACCAGCTCATCAGGTTGTCTCCACCGACCTTCTTTTGGTCCATTTTGTCATACGCGTTGCCGATGGCGAACACGCCTGCCTGCGCCCCGAGGAAAAGATTCCGCCTTACATTAGATCGCGGAGTGTAAATCCGGTTGCTCTCGTAAAGAATGCAGTTGTTATACACGCCAAGCGCCCCGGAAAAGATGGGGTTCTTCAGCCCCCTGACATTCGCATACATCTGAATGTCCGGCCAAGTAATGTAAGACGATCCCGCCACGTTCAATTTCAGGTCGGTCGTGCTGTATGGATGGATAACAACAACGTAATATTCCTCTCCATCTATAAGCGCCGGTCGAATAGGCGGGGTTAAGGTTTTTGCGGACTCTTTCGCGAAATCGAAGTCCGCAAGGGTTATTTGGTCGTTTGTGCCGAGGTTTCCCTCATCGGTAGCGATTGTGCCGGTTCTTGCCACATCGCCGGAATTAATATAATGAACCGAATCGGGCGCCAGGCCACTTTGTCCATGACTAATGCTGGTATCTCCACAAAGATACCTGAAAGCATAGTCGTCGAGCTTGCCCGCAAACCAATCTGCGAGGTTCTCAACCGTTAGTCTCTGAAGCGACCGATCTACCATATCTAACACATTCGACCGGCTTGCCTGCAAGTTGCCGTGCTCTTTCGAGTTTAGGGTTCCTTGCAATTCACCCAATTTTTTTGTCAATATCCTACGAGGTTCTTCCCAATCAAAACTCATTCCATTATTTAAGCACTTTATCATAGAGAATATCCGACAATATTCTGGCAATCTAGCAAGATATGCCGCCTTTCGCTTTTCTGGGCGACTTTCTTTACCAACCTGCCCTGTTAATTCAAGATATTCCACCATAAGTTTCGCTCGGGTTTTCTTCACATGCATATAGGGAATTATTTGCGGAAGCATGAACCTTAAAACATTGGTGGTGCAATACAACCGATAGTAAACCCGCTTTTGTCTGCCCGTTGGCATATGAAATTTAACAAGATTCTCGTTTCCGCCACATTTCTTGGCTATCCACAAGAGGACTTCTTGATCTATATTTGTAATGTCAAGCATGGGGACAAAATAAAACGGGGACATATTCGGTGTCGTTATCTCCCGATGTTTTATTCTTAAAATAATACTTCCATCTGCATCAACAAAACCAGCTATATAGCCTGCTTCTGCCTTTGTTAATTCCTCAATCATGCACTCCTCGCAACATAAGGGCAGACAACTTTTGCTATCTGCATCAGCAAATCGAACTTAATCGTATCTCCAGCAGATTTTTCCAGGTCTTTTATGCGCTGAATAATTGACCGTTTGTCTTTGCCCAGGAATTTCTTGATTAGAGTCGCCTTGAGGGCTTCCCTCATTGTGAGTTTTGACCATATATTTACGTTCTGGGCACTATTAGTGCCAAAATCCGTAGTTGCCATGTCAAAATCCTCCTGTTATCGTTGTTCTTCCTTTTCCAAGAATCTGAGGATTTTATCTGCTTCGTCATCGGTCATCAGGTCAAAATCATCGGCGTCTATTTTGGCGATTTGCTCTAAGGTGAGCCCGGTTGAAACCTTCTGGTTTCTGACCCCGCCAAGGCCGGATGGCTTATTCGCCAATTCTCTTAGTTTTGTGGCTTTCTCCCCTTCGGAGTCTTCGTCAGGCCCCTTAGTGGTTGAAAGGTGTGTCAGTGCCGCCCTGTACCCGTGTTTTGAAGAATAGGCCCGCACAATTCTTTCCATATCAACGCCTGGATACGCTTTTTGAAACTCCGTTTCGATCTTAGCATCATCCAAGACGTCCAGTATTTGATCCGCTGTTGTGCCCTTTACCCCTTGCTCTTCAAGAAGAGGGAATAGTCTTTCGTTAATCCATCCCGCCATTCCTTCAAGCTTTCTGCTTGCATCCGCAAATGCTTCGTCTTCGGCTACTATCCGGTCAAATACTTTTTGAGCCTCTTTTTCACGAGAGTCTTCTTCGGTCTTCTTTGTTGCTTCCGTAGCAAGCTTATCGATCTTTTCCTCAAGAGCGGATAATTTCTGCTCAAGAGGGGTCAATATAGCTTCTTGGGGAACGAACGCCTGACCCTCTTCGTCCACTTCTACCTTAATGCCGCTGGGTTTTTCCTCAGCTTCTTCCGCTTCTTTTCTACGAGAAATAATGTCGTTCAGGGTTTCGGAAATCTGTTCTAGCCTGCCTTGAAGCTGTTGGCGTTGGGTTCTTTCGCCCTTAACCGCGCCGAGCAAGCCCTTATTTGACTTTTCAAGGTCTTCGAGCGCTGCTGTTGCGGTTGCCAGTCTTTCTTCTGTCGTAGGCTGAGTTTCCGATTCATCCGGCGTCGATGTTTTTTCGCCCGCTTTCTCCTCTTCGGAGTCCTCATCTAAAACATCGTCTAATACGTTTTCTTCGGCCATTTCGGCTCCTTTCTCGCCCTTTACGTCGGCGGCACGAGGTAAAAATACAAAAAGCCCGATCCAAACCAGAGAGGCTACATTTGCTCTCTGCTTGAACCGGGCTTCCCGATACGCTAATACGTCGGTCAGTGACCGATTATTTCTATATTAAGACACTCTTATCCTATAAGTTTCTGTTTGTCAAGCATTACTTTTTTAATGTCCGTTTCGATATCTCCAGAGCGCAGAAGACTACTTTTCATTCCTTGTTAGCCTAAAATCAACTTAAATTTTTCAATTGCTTCTTCCGTACTCTTTTTTATGTCTTTTGCCGCAAGAATTCCTATTGATTCCACTTCATATGGTGGCCCTTTTGTCCAATAAAGAGGGCTGTCTTCTTCATCCACGTCCCGAGGCATCCATTGCCAAACGCCTGAACCGGGGACGGCTCTCCTTCCGATTATTATCGCTGCGGCTCTCTTTTTTGTCGCTGTGTTTTCAACGGCCAAGCCGAATGTGCCTCCCCAATCCATTTCTTCTACAAAGATTCTATAGTTTGAATCGGGAAAGAGCCTCTCAAATTCATCAATTACAGACTTAACGGCCTTATCTTTTAGAAATGCAGATTTCGTGTTCCCTTCAATCATACGAATACCTCGCTTTTAAAAAAGGTTTATTCTGGCAATGCGGTTCTTAACGTTTCGACCCATTTCACCATAGCTTTTATATCCGACATGTCGGGCCCTAAACCATTTCTTACAAAAATACTATCAGCAATTTCTTCTCTCGTAGTCCTGTATAGCATTTCACATACTATATTCGCCATCGCACATAAATGCTTTCTGTCCTCTTTGCTCTCCAACACTATAGTTATTTCTGGTATTATTATTTTCATATCTTTCCTTAAAGCTTGTAAATAGTTTTAAAGTCGCTCTTTGACTTTACCTTCATTCTAGACTTTCTTTTTTTGATCTTCTCAAAGTTCTTGCGGTATGAAGGTTTTATAACCCGCATGTCTTTAGCAAAATACATTGTTTTGAGTTTCATCGTACTTTCTCCTTAAACCCAAAATCGTACCCGCTGATCCCGCCCTGAGAAATATTTATTTCAACGCTTATTTTTCCGGTCAGCTTTCTGGCCAAAAGCTCGGCTACACGTTTCATAAGGTCTTCAAATAGGCCCTTAATCGTCACGGACTTGCCTCCTGCGATGTTTCACCTGAAGAGGCTACCTGAGCCATGCGTGCGGCGAAATCAAGGTCCTGGCCCTTATCTGTGAGCCGGAGCTGATCGAGATCGATCAGGAATTTGCCCTCGTCTTTCTTTTTCTGCTCATCGACCTTTCGGTGCTTGACCTTGGCGTCTACCTGAACCTTTTCGGACACACCCTCTCGCTGTGCCTGTATCTTCATCACCTCAAGCTGAAACTCCCTTTCTTCTCTCTCTTGCACCGCTTGCTGTTGGGCTGCAATATATTCTATCCAGTCCTGTTTTTCGGACTCCGGCAGATCCAGCTTTTTAATAATTACTCTCGGATCCACAGGAAAGCCGTCTCGCTGCATTTCAAGGTAAACGGAAAGTTCCAACATCCGGCTGCTTCGATTACCCGGGACTTCTTCGGCTTCGATATTATATTTTAGCCTTCTGACATCTCTTATGTCTGCCGTAAGACCGGTCTTTTTGTCAACGATTATATTGTTTACGATTTTATACCGATCGTTTTCGCCTAAGATGTCTAGTATCTGTGCATCCGGCATGTACGCCATGATAATCGCCAGCGCCCGTTCAAAATTTGCCTTTTTCAGACGCTTGTACGCCCCGAATAAAGGTTTTAAGAGTATCATTCCTTGCTGCTGTCTTAGCCGAACCACGACCCCCGGTTCTTGTCTACCCCTGTCCATACCGAGAAGATCCGGATTAATGCCGGATATTCTGCGAATCATGTTTTGGGCGAACTCTTCCAGCCTTAACGGAGCGTCAGGAAAGCTAGGCATTTTCCGCTCTTGAAATTTCTTTTGTGAAATGGCACCGCTTTTCAGAAATGTAATCGAGCCGGCTTCTTTGAGCGAACTTTCGGCCTGGGCCTCATCGACAAAAGCGTCTGTTTCGGCGTAAACGCCAGGTTGAACTTGCTGGTTGAGTAAATTGGTGGTTTGCGACCACCGCTTATTTACCTCTTTTTGAGGATCTTTTATAAGACGGGTTACGCCGTAATGATTTATGCTTCTTCCAGACACGTCCTTATAGGCAAAACAGGGATCTATAGAAAATCCGTCGTAAGGAACGGGCGATTCGCCATCATACAGGATTCTGTCGCCGGTAACTTGAAGCCACATGACCTTTTTATCCATGATGGTCACGTACTCGAGTTCCTGACCGTAGAGTAACGAAAAGACCTTTTTTAGATTAGCAAGTCCTTCTTCGTCAAATTCCTCAAACGTCCGGCTTTCGGGGTTAAATCCGTAATGCCTCGCATATGCCTGCCAATATTCCATGTGAACGACCCGGATCATTTTTTTTGAGCGGTCATAAAACGTGCTGTCAAGAGATCGTTCATAGTCTGAGTCTTCCTCGTCTGCGACTTCTTCGAAGACGTCCTGGCTAGAGGCGGCGCTAAACTTTTCCGGAAATATCTTGCCGGTTGCCAGAATTTCTTCCGCATCATCGGCAAATTCAGGGTATTTGACCTTGAAGTCCTCGACATTCAGCCATTTATCCCAAAATATATACTGAGAATCGCTCAAATCGTCTTTTCTTGAGCAATAGTCCATTTTCACTTCGTTGACCGGGATACTAACGAGAGATAAGTTAATGTGCCCTAATCGCTTAGGGTTGGGTACAAAGTCTATAGCGTTCCATCCGCGCCCGCAAATAGTGCAGGATTCAAACGCCGCGTCTTCTTCGGCCTCAAAGTCGGCCTTTTCCGTAACGTGACTGGCTACATCATTAAGAACCTCGGCAAGAAAACCATCTGTCGGCTCGACTGGGGAAGCGATATAGCGAACTTTAATATCCTCGTTCATACCCTTAACGAGATCCGTGGATCCCTTTACTAGATTAAAGGTAAAACAAGGGCGCATTTCCTCTGCAAGAATCTGCCGTTCGGCCTCTGTCCATTGAGCAGTCCCGTCTTGAAATCCGAAATCTTCCTTTGCTTCTTCTTGAAAAACAGCGTCATTATCGGAAGATTCCGTCCAAAGAGTCTTTGCCCTTGCCAGTTTTTCTTGATCCGATAATCCTTTAAACATTGTTTTAGTCCTTCATGGCACGCTTCTTGCAATCATTATATCTCTAAGGGCGGTATCTCGCCTACCAATTCTGCATATTCGTTTATTTCATCTTTATTTGCCCGCCCTGATAATACCGTCTTACAAACCGGACAATACTTGATATAATACTTTTTTCCGTTCTTGTCCATCTTAAATCGTACTTCGGCTAAAGCATGGGGGCAATTGTCGTCGGGTTCATCCTCTATTCTGTCCGGTTCAGTGCCTGCAATCGCAATTTTGGTGCCATTATATTCTATAAATCTAGTCTTCTCCGAATATATACCAACAATATGCTCAGGATTCAAATCGGTATTGATGGTTCTCAAAATAATCAGCTTAGACGAACCCAACGACCGGGTAGCGTTCTCTATTTGAGTTTTCTGCTCCTCTGTTAATTCGATACACCTTCCATCGCTCATTGAAACAAATATCATTTAATCCTCCCTTGATACGCTTTTCGCGTCATTGGTTAGGTTCCTCGACAACCTTCATCCATCCGTGTTTTCGTGTCGGTAGCCAGAAGAATTCAATTTCCATTAGCCCACATCTCTCGCATGTACGAACCCATCTATTGTATCCAATATTAGTGAAAGAAGCATCTAAAAAGCGATTATATTTCCATTTATGCTTGAATTTGCATAATATTTTCATTTCCATTCTGAACACTTATGCTCCTTTCCTTGCCAAGTAGAACATATCACGTGTTTCCTGATGTTCTTTTTTGCCACCGCCCATATTCACAATCGCAAAACGGGAAATACATCGTTCCTGGCCGCTCCTGTGTCCGAATTGTTCCGTACTCATCGCACTTGTCGCATTTTTCTACTTTAATTTGGTTTTGAACTATAACCTTTGCCATTATTTCATCAATTCCTCTACATCCGCAATTCGGTCTCGCCATTTTAAGTCAAGGTCCTCCTTTAAGAAAATCCTTTCGGCACTCTGGACAACAAATACTGTCGCTCGGATACCACCAACATTTATGCACATTACACCAATGCTTGATAGGCGACGGTAATGCTCGATTGGGTAAAAAAGGATCCCCCAATTCTTCGACTGATAATCCAAGCATTTCTGCTATCATTGCCTGGTTTTGGGGTATGTCTTTCAAAACCTTTTCTTCCTATTCGTCTTTACTGTTAGATGCTGAAATTCGCTCTTTCACCATGGCTCTGTAATTATCCTTCGCCGCACATCGGCAGCAGACACAATATTCACCCATAATTGCACCTAGTCTATAATAAGTGTTTTCATTGTACATCTTTTTGCATTTAACACAATAAAATGTCTTAATCCTCCTTTGATACGTTTTCACGTCATCGGTTAGGCTGTCATCCATGTCCGCCCCTTTCTCCGATTAAAAAACCTACGAATAATCTTCTTGTCGCTTGATATACTAACCCGCTCCGAAGCCAGCAAGAAATAATTTGTGGCGTGTCTGTAATGATCGGGGCCTAGTTTTTTGTACCTATATTCATTCGATCCTGTATCCGTGTCTTCTTGGAGAATCTTCGCCATTTTCGTCATTTGCGTTACATATTCTTCAACGGCATCGGATCGTCTCGGAATTTCCAGCATCCCGGGGCTTGTCACTAGCTCATGGCTCGCATCGCAGATTTCCGTCCTGTTTACAGCAATGCTTCCGTTGGCTTCATCCCAGGCCGCTTCTCTTCCCTGATGCTCTTTGTACTCACACAGAAACACCTGGTAGTCTTCCGATTTCTGAAATTGCCTGGCAGCCCTGGTTTCGGGATACATATCTATGACGGCGCTTTGAACGTTAAACTTCGCAGCTAAATCGTGTACGTCGTCAAACGACTCAACCTCTATAACTTTTAGGATTTTCTTAAGAGACCTATTTGGCCGGCTACCGATCACAACCGTAAGGTTCTTGCCGACATCAACGCCCATCGCCGTGGGATCTTCTGAATTTACCGCCATGGGGTCTTTACTACAGCAGGCCCAAACATCGTTCTTTGTCAATCGATTCTCAGCGGCAATGTATGCCATGCCTAGCTTTGAATTATAAACCTCGGCAAGATTTCCGTTAGGCGGGTCTCTGAATAAATTAAGAATCTTTTCCGGCCGAACGTAAATAGAATTAAGTTGACTTATCCACCAACCGACAAAATCCCTATTCTCATATCTTGACACCCAATTTCCGTCTCTTGGATAAATTTCCTCATGACACTTCCTGCAGCCCCGAAACGCCGTTCCGTCTGGTCTCTCTAAGATGCAATCGGGGAATTCAAGCTCAAGGCAGGTCTCGGTACCACACTTTTTACATTTTAGCATCCAGACCCGTTGATCGGATTCTTGGTAAATCTTATCCACGCCAAAATCGGGAATTGTCGGGGTCCCTAAATGCATTTCTTCCTGAACGCTCGAGTGGCTAATTCTTTCAAGCGCCAGCTCGACCATCGCATCGTCCATTTCGTCCCGCTCATCAAATACTATCCGGTCTACCGGCACTGTTTTTAATTGACTTGAAGACTTTTTGGTGCCGCCAACGGTCTTTGTGACCCTGGCGCCACGGAGATACAGAAAGGCGTTGCCTACTTTCTTAATGTTTTTGGCATCGGTGTCCCTAACGTACGCCCCAATACAAGAATTGTTGGCAATCAGAGGATCGAACCTCGCTTTTGAGAAGTCACTAACGTCATCCCTAGTTGGAAATAAATATAGCGCCCCTTTCAGGTAATGACCGTAAATCAGGCCGTGAAGAGTTTTCAATACCCATATTTCGCTATTATGAGTTAATATGAAACTCTCAGATACGCAAAATAAATGATCTGGACTATCCACAACTATGCATCTTACAGGAACAGACGGCACTGGAAGAATATCAATAATATATCTACTATTGGTTTCCTTCGGTCTTCGGATTGGCGTTTGTCGAATATACTTCCTTCTGAGATTGGCGACCCTGATGCGATCGTCTGGTCTGAAATATATTTCCCATCTAGTTGTCGGGGGGCTTTGTCTTTCTTTTCCACCATATCCTTTTTCGATGAGACCTTCATCATACGAATACGCTTTCCAGCCAAGCGACTTGATAAGGCCACATACGTCCCTAATCAATGCTTCGTTTGTATTATAAAAAAAGGCACCCCCGCTTTTTTCTATATGGCCATCGCTATCGATAAGCCCTCGAAGAAGTTCCAACCTTTGAGCGTAACTAGCGCGTAGATATTCTTCCGGAACCCGCTTATAAACCTTATCGGAATCTGCATCCCAAAGACCAAGTTGTTTGATTTGCGATATAAGAGTGACACCGCGCTTCTTAATACTTATCTCGCGTATGTGCTTTAGCTTTTCGTCTTTGGGCGTATAAAAATGGCAGCTATATCCCCTTTTCTCTAATATTTTTGCGTACTCTGTAGCATCCACGTCCCGCGCTGTTATGTGTCCGTGCGCAACCGCGCCATCCCCTAGCCACAACCCCAAAAGATACGGATCTACGAAAAGGTCTTTTTCCGGCAAGACGATGGGCCTCACAACATCCACCGCATAGCGGGCACGTGCCCCGCTTCGATATCGAACCTTTGGGTAGATCCGCGCCGTTGTCAGTGTATGATAAGAATTGTACTTAACATTGCGAACACGCCATTTATGCTCACCGTCCGCTACAATTTTTGTTCCGTCAGAGAAAATGACTTGATAGCAATCTTGTTCATACCGTATCGGGGAAACCGCCGTCACGTTGCATATCTGCCCTTGGCTACCAAACACCGCATCGCCTACCTCCATATCGCCCATGCACTTAAAACCATCTGATGTCGGAACGGGCTCATTAATGTCAATAGCCAGCCCCATCTGCGCGCCCTTAATAGCGACCTGCTGGGGATGATCGCACTCCAGTATGCCGTGCTGATATATGTGCCCCTTCAGACTCCATATGGAATGCCCGAGGTTTATTTTATTAAGGTCCAACCAGGAAACGCAACTCTGCGACGCTGCATAGAGAAACATTTCCTCTTGGGTTAATTCTGTTTTGGCGGCCATTATTTCTTCTTTTTGCGAGGCTTATGCGTGCCTTTAATCGTGCCTTTCTGCTGACTGGCGTAGAAAACCTGCTTGCCCTTCTTCTTGCCATACCCGCCCTTACTTTTCGGACGCTGCATAGCTTTCTTTATCTTCCGACCTTTTTCTGTTAATGGCATACCTATTACCTCTCGATTACCCCTTCACATCGCCCATGAATCAGATAGACCCGCTTCTCCCCGTTATGCCCATTTGAGAAAAATGCAATTTTCTAAAATCCTCCAGATGGTATTTCGTAGCCTTTAATTCTTGTGTTGTAGCGTCTTTTTCTGAATACCCTAGAACTCTGACAAGCTCATCTCTAAGCATTTCCGCCCATCTTTTTGGAAGCGAAAGTGGCTTAAATCCATCGGGCACAGGAGACCCGATCCCGACTTCAATTTCTTTCCAGCCCCCTTCTATCGGCATAGACAAAGCATCACCATCTATGCTGTTTCGGATTGGGACTATCTCCACCAGGTTCCTATAGTCTACCTCATGAACAACAATTTTTTGTGTGATATCGCCATACATTATTTGTTTTTCCTTCCGCAGTAAGGACAATATTCGCAGGACTCCTGATTTATCCACTTCCATTCTTCTTTCCCGGAATCTTCAACCGACAAAAGCCCTATCAAGACAAATCGGTGCCCGCAGTCGCATTCTATTATTGGAAATTGAACCGAGAAGTCTATTGCCACTTGTTTAGATGTTTGTTTCTGTTCCGAACTGTCCTTTAGTATCGGCTCCACGCTTCCACCTTCTTCACGCCCGCAACAAATCTCTCAAAGTCTTGCCGGCACCGAGATTGAGAACTGTACGCATTTCCGCTTTGAGCACGCACTTTCTTGTTGTAAACAATCTTCCAGTGCCACAATCCCCGCCTTATCCAATATTCTACTTTGTACACTTAATCCTCCTTTTTTCCTTCCAGCACTCCGTCACACTTGCCTCCATCAGGTTGCGCCATACCGCATATTCCATTTACTGGCTCGCCTCCCCAGGACTTCCGCCTACACTTCGAACACTGCAAAAAGCTCGCGTCTTCCCGAAGGTAGGCGCGTAACTCAAATAAACTCTGCGGAAGTTCTATCTGGATTGTATCCTTCCTAATAGACCTGAACACACGGTCACTAACAGCGACAATTTCTCCTTCTACAAACGGCATCCTCTGTCTAAGAAAAATCTCTGCCTCAGATCCCTCTCTTGCTATTATGAATTTCATCTCACCCCCAACTGCCTGTTCTTGGAATACGATCCGAACAAACCGCTTTCCTCCACCTTTTTTCTCCTGGGCGGCTTGGCCGTCTCAGGCTTCTCTTGACCTTCCTCAG